CCTCCCTATTTTGACGGCTCTTGATTGAGTCGCGTCCTTTGTACTTCTGTGTATCTGATAGTCTAGGCATTTATGATAATTCTATCTTTTACATGTTGTGCATTGGCCGGATCCTCTAAAACAAGGTTTTTACTGGGAGTAAGACGATATTTCTGCTCCATTGGATCATTTGGGTACCTCTTTCATTCTTGTTGTTTGTCTTGGTGTATCGGTCTATGGAACTGGACTGTGCTACTTTATTTTTACCCTTTGTGTGTAGATAAACTAGTGGAGTTAGGATTTTCGGCGTTTGATCGCGTCGTCTCCTGCGCTGCCCTGAGGGGATGTGTTAAGGGAGAGTGGACTTCTATCTGTGAGGAAGTAAATTATTTACAGACGGGTTTATGAAGGCAGTCATCGTTATGTCAGCCTCCCGATCGTACGAGCATCGGGTTAAAGCAAGTGTACTGGGCGCCTGAGAAAACGGGGTTTTCTCGACAGTTGTGTGAACAACTGGGGACTGGAATCCGGAGCGCTAGGCATTCTACTAAAGGAATGCACTGATTGGAGAGTTCAGGATAAAGACAAAATCTCTCGGGGGTAGCGAAACCTCGTTAGGCAGGGCCAAAGTTGCACCCATGAATATAAAAAGTCAGCTATAAGAACACCGCTATGTCGTCCTCAAATTCAGTTAATTCTGGAAGTGCTAATACAATTACTCATGTACTTTGTGCTAACTGTAGTCGGGTTGTTGTTGAATCTGGCCTTTTACATATGGTTGCTTCGTGTCGTGCATGCCAGGCTCGTGAGAGACTCTCACGACGACTTGGCAAGGATGTCTTGTGGATTGGATGTGGAACGAGCGATCGTTCCATGTTGTCAGTGTTGGAGTTAGAACAGCGAAAAGCGAGGAAATCTCAGATGTCACATAGCAATTTGCAGAAGATTTTGCCAGCAGTGCGGGGGAAAATTGTGGCGCAAGCCCCAGATCCAACTCCCCCTACGTTTGATGCAAAACTGCAATTCTTGTTGAACGCAGTCGCATATGTGCGAGACATGATCAAAGAAGATATGCGTCGATCGCGTGCAGAGGAAGTGTTGATGACAACTATTGAAATGTCAAAGGATTTGTTTACTGTGGCGCAAGCTGCGTATGGTAGGTCTCAAGGAGTTCCTCATTCAGAAGTCGGAGAGGTGTCTCCACGATTGGTTGCTGCCAATGTGCGAGTGATATTGGCGGAATTGCAAAAGCTATCTAATGACACGAAGTGGGCGCAGCGAGAAGCTGTGGTTGCCCAGTTGAAAATTGCTCAAGTGACGGCAGGTGTTTTGCAGAAGTGGTGTAATGAAGCTTGGCCTCCTTCGATGGGGGCGAGTGTAGTGAGTGCACTGATGCAGAACCAAATGGATTCGAAACACTCTGTTCCGGCGACGGGACATGGTGACACGGGATTGATTTCCTCGGCCATCAAATTGGGTCGATCTTTGTTTGCAGGTGCGGAGGATTCTCCCTCTAACCCTGTGATTGATGCTTCGACCTTTTCTTTGGTGGATATACCTCGAGAAGTACATCCTTTGAGCATGAAGACAGGAGACGTTCATCCGTCTCAACATAGGAACTTTTCTCAGAAGCGGAGTACAGATGTGTTTGACATAATCGGTAGGTGTCAGACACGTAGCCTAGTGGGTGTAGGTCACTGGGCGACTACCGATGCAGTTGGCGTGGACTTGTACACGCGTGGTCGAGCGACACAAAATTATTTTGGAAATCTGGGATCGGTTGCTCCTGGAATGCCATTTGGGTTCAATAATAACACAGGAACCGCGTTGGTGTACCATACCATGATGAGTTTTTACTCGCAGTTTTTCGAGTACTGGAGAGGATCGTTGATTTTTACAGTTGAAGTTGTTAATACTCATTTTCACAAAGGACAATTGTATATTTGTGTAAATCCAAACTACGGTACGGCTTCTTTTCAGCCACCGGCAACAGCGGTGCAATCGCGGAATTGTTACGCACAGACAATGGATTTGTCGATGTGTAACCAGATCGACTTTGAAGTACCGTTCAATGCCATGATGGATTACTGTGAGACATATCCAGATGCCGCAGCAATGCGGTTGGCATCACCCTCGCGGGTGGTGTCTCAGAGGACTACGCCTTATAGTACAGGCTGTTTTTCTGTATTTGTGCAGAATCCGTTGTCGGCGACAGGAGGTGGAGTTGTATCAGGGACCATTGATGTTAATTTTTATATTCGAGCGGGTCCAGGCTTTGAGATGCGAGTACCTCGCCCTTTGTGGGATGAGGTGAATCTACTTAACGCTTGGCGTTCTGAAGTGCATGATGCTGATCCTCCAGACGTGAAATTGCGAGATGAGATGGCAGGTGAAGATTTGTTGGCAGGGAAAGATGATGAAGTTGGTGTGTTGACTGATTCACCAGCACCTCCGCGTGAGGCCCCGACGGGGCATGCTCCGGCACCAGATAGAGAAGTTGTGGCTCCAGATGTCAATGTGGCCCGAACTACGTACAAGAAGATGACAACTCGTTTGTTTTTGGTGCGAACAGGAATCATTTGGACTACAACGCAGACGTTTGGGACTCAGTTCTTTAGTATAAATGTGGCTGAATTGTTGAACCAGCCAGAACTGTCATTGCTAGCCACACTGCCATACAATAATTATCTGCGTACGCGGGTGAAGTTTGTGTTTAAGCTGAACACAAATCCCACATTTTGTGGCAAGTGTTGGTTGCAGTGGACTGCTCCTGGTTGGACGGGAGACGCCCAGTCAGTGTGGATGCGAGTGGTGAATGCAGAACATATTGTTTCAGCGCCAGTGATGCCTTCCGTGGATACGGAGTTTAGTATCTCGATTCCTTGGGGTCATATGCGGAGAGTTTTTCGAGCGTCATTTGCCAGTACCACAGGAGGTGGTATCGGTGAATTTGATCTGGAAGCAGGAGAACGGTTTGGAAGGATTGTTCTCGTTGTACAAAACCAGCTGCGAACAGGGACAGGTGGGGCTACATCCTTAACAGGGTCGATGTGGGCTCAGTTGGAAGACACGTATATTGGTTTCAAGAAAGCAAGAACTGATATTACGCGAGAAGAAATGATTGATGACAGTGATGATGATATGTTGGACCTTTCGGAAGAGACAGTTGCCCCTTCCGTACAGGTGAAAGCTGCCAACAGACAGACGACACCCGACTGGTCTAATGAAACAGATACAGACAAGAGTAGGGCGTGTGGTGGAGCTCCAATGGAGAAGATTGCCAATCAGAGTTTTGGTTTCATGACTGGGAATCACTGTCATATGAAGGACTTGTTGCGCCGTCCAGCGTATATAAGTTCAGAGACAGCACAGGGACGTAGTTATCCCGAGGAGCGTGTAGTGCATGCCCGGTGGCCCATTCGGTGTTTATCTGTAACGCATGGTGCGTTGTTAGCAACGATCCATGCGTGGTCGGGTAGTTTCCGATGGCATTTTGTGTCAAATGCCGCCGCAACTGATCATTTGTTGAGTTGGGTGCGTTTGGTTCCTTTGGTTGAGGAGCAAACGGTCAATTATAGCCCTCCTCAATCGGCGCCAGCAAAGAACTGGACCGGGGTCACGTTCTGGAAGCCAGCGGAACAGCCTGTGTTTGTGATTCAGCCTCCCCATTATCATGCCTTAGCAACGAAATCTACGGAGAAATCGGGAGGACAAGCGGTGACGGTTGCGGCAGCGTTCTATTATTCGCCTGCAAGTATGGAGTGGGGCACAATTTTTGGAGCAGATCATTCCATCCACGTAGAATTTGAGGTCTACCAGTCGATTAGTGACGACTTCAGAGGATACTTGACGTGTATGCCACCCAATTGTCGGATGAGAAATGTTCCGACGGTGGTTGAGCCAGTACATCCGAAGCAGAAGAAGCCAAACCGGATCAAACAGTTTTTTAAGAAGGGAGAGGCTATGATAGGATCTGAGGGTGGTTGGGTGAGAGACCTGACAGATGAAGGAGATGTGGAGTCTAATCCTGGCCCGTGGAACTTGATGGAGTTGGGGGATGAGGAAGATCGTTGTGTCGAGACTCGATCAGTTGTGAGTGTTTTGCGAATGTCGCCTTGGCATTTTCATCTTATGTCGGTGCACATGAGAGATGATCTTGGAGTGATGAGCGCTCCAATTATTGTGGCGAAGAACAAAAACTTGATCAAAACAACTGGTAGTGTGCTCTTTTTCGCGAAAGAGTTTAATGTTATGCCTGAATTTCATACTTTTAAAGATACGGGTATAGCGTGGATGTGTCGCGATCAGTTGTCGCAGGAGTGTTTTGATTGTCATGCGTGTGTTGTTTGGATGTTCACGGGTTCCCCAACCTTGTTGATAGATCGAATAGTGCATGAGATGCATCAGAGGATCCTGGGACCAAGGTGGGAGATCCACATTTGTCCACGTGCCATTCAGTTTATGCGGTACCAGATGGCAAAGGATTATGTGGAGTGGGTTGATACGTTTGTTGGTAGATTGATCAAAACACAGATTCGAATGTGGGCGTGTAGAAATGAAGAGTGCTTGGAACATTATTGTGAGTGCAAATGGGCGCAAGCCTTTAATTTGTACTATTATGATCGACTTGAACTGCAGACGGCGTGGCCTTTGATGTATTTGCTATCCCAGGCTCTTTCTGACTGGGACGACTTCTACGTCCCGGATAACCCCCTTCATACGGGGAAGCCTGGTGAGGTGTGTGCAATTTCGATCGCACGTCATTCCGCACAGATGAAGATGCAGACGTGGATTGAATGTCAACCGTATGTGCGTTCAGGTCGTGATGGAGCGAAGGTGATCCGTGAGTGGAATTCTCGTTTCAATATATATCAAGGGCGTTATGAATTGATGCCGTATAACGCTCGGAGGCACGTAATGTTGTCGCAACCATACGTGTTTTCCTGTCGTGAGAGAGATGCAGTGTACGACGAGAGTTCTCTTCACCTTGATTCAGTGTTCAAAGCCTTGCAACGGAAGGCTGAGAGAAACATGCGACAGGCTGATGTTGTGTGGAACAATGAGGCGGCTCTGCTCCTTCTTGATGAGGAGTATGAGTCGCGGAGATTTCGTGAGGACCCTGACCTGTCGGATACTGGTTGGATGTTTGAGACTGATGTTGAACGAGTTAGACGGGCGTGGTGTAAGCGTCTGGAGGTTCTAGTTCAGGATCAGATGGCAGGTGAGGATTGTGGAGCACAGGAATTCACCACCCTGCTAAACGAAAAGATTGTCACTAGTTTAGCAGATGAGCAGATCCAGGATGTTGGGTTCTGCGCACGGTTTATGAATACTGTGAAAGTGAGCATCCAGGCGCTGAAAGACAAGTGTTTTAACGTTGGCGCCAGAAAAATAACTAGCCCGTGTATTGAGATGGTGACCCGTGTGTATAATGCGGTTCTGGAACACGTTTTTCCCGCGGTGATATTCATTATAGATTTTACGATGAATATTTTCACGGTATTGACGACCCAGTCCCGCGCATTGCGCGCGGTTGCTCTCACATCATTGGCTACCAAGTTGGCCACACAGGCCCATTACGGGACACAGTTACTGAAGAAACTCAAGGAAGTAGACTGGTCATTCTTCTTGCAGGCGCAGGAAGGGAGTGATGGGACCGCCAGTGTGTGGCGTAAAGTGAGCGTTGGTGTCGCAACCGCGCTCACCGCTGGCCTGGTTGCACTAGTTGGTGGTGTGTTCAGTCAGTTGGATGCGAAGCAGTTGAAGGAGTCGGTCTTGTGGAAGATAGGCGAGATGTCTGGAACGTGGACGAAGTTGGTGAATGGTGCGTCGGCGACGACGCGTTGTTGGGCGATGATGCAGTCTGGGATTAAAACGGGAGTGCAGTACTTCGTTGAAGGGCCGTTGATGTACGATGAGTGGTTCATGGACAATGCTGTTCGGTTACGTAAGTGGCAGGAAGCGTTTGATGAGGACATGGAAAAGAACCTCTTTGATAATAATAATCTCTTCAAGAGAAATGGAGGAGAAACCAATTTTGAGAGGTTGTCAAAATATGTCGTTACTGCGAAGGAGTTGCGAGCGCATTCTGGAAGTAAGTTGATACCAACTGTGTATTTGCAAACGGCTTTGCGAGCGATTACTATTGGAGCTCATGCACGGAAGGCGTATGAGAATGTGAATCGGATGGAGCCTGTAGGTGTGTGGATGTATGCTGAGGCAGGTGTTGGAAAGAGCATTCTTGCGAGTGCATTCATGCCGGCAATTGTTTTGCGTGATTGTGGACTTGTTGAGGAGGCGGATGAAGCTGCGCGGAATGTGTGGATGAAACCTCCGAATCCTGAGCATCAGTACTATGATGGTTATGCATCACAGCATTATGTTGTGGTGGATGACTTTGGTGCCGGCACTGAGGATAAGGATGCACTGGAGCTTATTACACTGATTTCGGTAGCGAAGTGCCCAGTGTTGATGGCTGCAATCGAGGAGAAGAGAACTATGTTTGATTCCTCTTTTGTAGTTGTCACCACGAATCAGAGTAATACTGCCCCGATGGAGGCTGTACGCGATAAGACGGCTTTACAGAGACGTTTTCCATTTGCTGTGAAGTTGTATCTTCGTCCTCGGTTTTGCAAGAGTGACACGGATAAGACTGCTGACATGGCCCGGATCTTGGCCTTTATTGAGCAGGAGACTCAGGATGATAAGACGAGTTCTCACCTGAAGGATGTGTTGTCGAATGTATGGACGTATAGATTGTTGAACTTGACCACTGGTGGACTATCTAGTGATGAGCGTCCCATTGGTCAATTGTTGACACAGATGGCTGAAGAATTCCAGAAGCGGCGAGGAATAAATGAGAAGTTGGCAGCCGCAGTGTCGCGTATTCTTGTTCCGTTGCGAGACGAGATGGGAAAGTGGAACAGTGCGTCTGAGTTGTTGGGGGAAGATCCTTACGATGAGGATGATGATTGTGATAGTGTTCCGGTGTGTTCAAAGTGTGGAGACTTGTGGCATTGTGTGTGTGATCCTGTGGAGGAGATACGAAATCGAACTTTTGTGAGGACGCCGCGTTCGCAGTATGTCGAACCCCACCGTTTTGTTACGTTGAAGGAAAGACAGGGTTCGAGTTGGAAAGGTGCAATAAAAGCGGTAGCAGCGATACTGGGCGTGGTAACCCTTGTAGGAGTTATCTACGGGGCAGTGCGCCTAGTTAGATCGTATACTTCTTCGGTTGTTGACCAGTTGGATATTGAAGATCAGGGACCACAATATGATAATTCGAAGAAGCAGCCAGTGAAGCCGAAGGCGTCTGCGAAGGCGTCGAGTGTAAAGGCGGCGATGGTGAGTCAACAGAGCGAACATCCTGAGATGACTCAGGCCATGAAGGCAGTGAGGAAGAACATTGTGCGAGTAGAGATTCGAACCTTGCGTGCAAAAGCTCGTGGATTGTGGGGTGTGTTACTCGACAATAATACGCTGTTGTTGCCAGACCATTTTGTGCGAACTTTTATGAAGGAGTCGTGTCCGGAAAAACAAGTGTTCGTAGAAGTGCGGTCTAGGTCGCATCAGCGTGTTGTTGGATGGGTGCCCATTGCCGTCACTGGTACCAATACAGAGAGAGTGGTATGTGACGGTTTTTATGAAGGTCTGCGTGACCTGAGTGTTATCAAACTGATTGATCAGTCCTTTGCGGTGAAGAACATACGGTGTTTTGTGATGAGCCGAGTGGATAAGGATAAATTACAGGAGTCCCAACAGAAGGGGATGTGGTTTGATCAGTTTGAGGTGGAGCGTGCGGTGATCCATTTTGGACAACAGTTTTCTAACGATTTGGGTTTGAAGGGCCTCGCGGCTCGGACACAGACTCAATCAAAGTTGGGGGACTGCGGACGTGTGTACTGCTTGGCAACGCCTTCGGTGGCGAAGCCTTTAGTGGGACTGCATGTCTGGGGAAGAATGGATGAAGTTGGTCGTGCCAATCGTGAGACAGGTATAGCCGATTTCACATTGGAAATGATCGAGGCTGCTGAACAGTTGATCAGTGAGCGGGTCCATGTAGGACCTGATATTGATGACTGGGAGCCTTGTGATGAACCAGAGGAAGTGGAGCTTCGCGATGAGGAAGATGAGTGGTTTGACGCCGAGACAGATTTGATTGGTGTAGTTACATGGAATGGACAAGTGATGGCGCGACACCAACCAACCAAGACGTGTTTTGTCAAAACCGGATTGGAACATGCGGAGTGGGATGAAGAATATATTCCCCCTGTGATTGGCCAGGTGCATGGTATTCATACTTTGAAGACCAATGCACAAAAATTTCACCCTCGGGCTGAAACAACAGTTCAACCAGGTATGTTTAATCATGTGGTTGATTTTATGTTGGAGCGTGTGCCAGAGACAGAGTGTGGACCCATGACTCTGTCGGAGACGATTAATGGGTTGGAGGAGTACACTGGATTGACAATGGAGACTTCCCCGGGATTTCTGTCCACTTACTTTGCGAAAGGTAAGACAGAGCTCTTCGATGAGGTTCCGGGGGAGGAAGGTGAGTCAAAACAGTACACGTTTAGTGAAGTGGCGCGTACCAGAGTGATGAAGCATGTGGGCAAGACGTTTGTGGATCATTTTGTTGATGAGGACGAGCGAGCGTGCAATGGACAGGTGCCGCGTGTTATGTGGGTAGCTGTTAACAAGGATGAGTTGTTGAAGGTGGACAAAGTGCGTAGAGGGAAGGTGCGTGTTTTTGTGGCTCCAGAGCTAACTTTCACGATGCTTCTCAGGAAACATTTTGGTCACTTTATCAGGTGGGCGAAGTCGCAAGCAGGTTTTCGAATGTGCCATGGAATTGGCTTGGACAAAGAAGCTGTGTGGGCGCAGTACCTTGCGCGTTTACGAGAGGTTGGAGAAGATGGGTTCGATTGTGACTACTCTAACTTTGATGGTACTGTGTCTGTTCAAGCTTTCAATGTGATAGGATTGCTTGCGGACAAGTTTTACGGTCAGCGAGACCGGAGGACACGAAAGGCCTTGTTACAGGCGATAACTCATTCTTGCGTGATTGTTGATCGACAAGTAATACGAACACATCAAGGAAATAAATCAGGTAATCCAGCGACAGATTTGTTTAACTCGCTGGCCAACTGGTTCAATATGCTGGTGGCGTTCTGTGTTGCTCAGGTGAAGTCTGGACAAGTGCGGGATGTGTCTCTTTTCCCCAAGTTGGTGAGGTGTTTGACGTATGGAGATGACGTAATCACTTCGGCAGATACGCGTACTTTGGGATGGTACAATCGCAAGGAAGTTGCGCAGATATTGGACATCTTAGGGTATGCGGTTACTGCTGCCAATAAAGGAGAAGAGATAAAGGAGTACGAACCTTTACGAGAGTTGACGTTTTTGAAGTCATCTTTCGTGGAGAGTAGTGCAATCGTGAGGGCACCCTTGCCGAAGGGTGTTATCTACCGGGATTTGATGTGGACACGTCGAATCAATTTAGTAGACCTCACGGTGTTGCAGATGAAGATTGATGCTGCGATGGATATGGCGTTTGCTCATGGAGAAGAGTTTGCGAGCCAGTTGTTGGCTCAGATTCGGGAGACGGGGCATGATTCCAAGAAGTCGTACATGCAATGGTTGCATTCTGTGATTGATAAGCAGGAGAGGGCGGTGGTACCGGGCGTTGATGAGGCGACGATGGTGGTGACTGACTACCTGGACAATGAAGTGCAATGGCAAGGATTTGGGCAGATTCTGTGGAGTATGGCACCTGAGTAATTTCGGAGTTGGTCCGGGTTGCTCAGGGACAATTAGATATAGCTAGACTAGTCGTAATACCTAATTGGTCTGATGCGTGAATTTAATAAGCGTGTCGGGTATAAATAAATAGAATAGTAAGAAACATAACTTTTAAATATGTGTGTATGCAACTCTTACCTTATAACAGGGTAAGGATACCGTCGTCAGGACGTTAACTTGTAACTTACATTCCTCGCAAGGGAATAGTTGGAGCGTGTGCTTGTTGTGTGTGTGCGTCCCTCTACCTAATCGTAGGTTCGCGATTGAGCTGAAGTGCGGCTGAAAGCCAGACCACTAGTTATTCTGGGGTGATGGAGCCGTAATGATGGAGCTGCTTGAGCGGGTTGGGTAGGAGTATAGGAAAAAG